AAATACCCAGACCGGCCGCAATCCCCTGCGCTGTTTCACTGGAACCAGCAAACCAAATGGTTGATGCAATCGCGCCGCCTTTTGCTGAAAGCATGGCCGCAGATGAGAAAAGCGAGATAGCTCTGATGCGTCCGGTTTCTGGTGCCCATGTTACGCCAACAATGCACCCAAGAGCCGCCCAAATAAGCAGCGCCCATGAAATACCTAACGAAAGGAGCATGGCTCCTGCCATGCCTGAGCCGAATGCGATGATTCCTGCCGATGATGTCGTCGTGGGTTCAGCCATTTTCGTCACTTGTGTTGCAAACGTAGAGCACAAGAATTGCTGCCAACCCGCTCAGAAGCAGCATCGGAACACCCCAAGCCTCGGAGCATGATTGCTCCCAAGATTCTAAAGCCCACGGCGCGTAAAGCCAAGCAGCCGAACACATGGCCGTTGTCGAGGACATGATCGAAATGGCCACACAAGCGGCGGTAATCATGCGGCTTTTGGAAAGCCAAGCGACACAAGCGCACAAAGCCACCAGAAGCGGCCATTGTGTCAATGCTCGAATGTCGCCCTGAATGTCCTCTGGAAACATCTTCCAGGCGAATTCATGGACACATGCCAAGACCAGCAAGGCCTCGGCTATGCGCTTGCGAATCACCGCGGAGGCCTCGGCTTTGGGCCGAATAGCGGCTTGATCTTTTCCCACAGTTTTGCAATCCAAGCTTTGAACATTGCGAACATTCTATAGACTCCAATCAAAGAAAGAAATAATTGAGCAGGCCGCAAGGCAAGCGATGACGCCAATGGCTAGTTTGTCGCGTTGCATCAAGTAAACGTCCAAGAATTAACTTGTGACTTTACGATCCATCCAACAGTTGCGTATGCCTCAAGGACAAGCGTTCCATAAGTGGCTCCAGTCAGAGCAGCCCCGGTGTATACAGTTGTTCCAACACCATAATAATTGGTGCCGCCAGCACAGTTTACGTTGAGGTTGACTGAAGACAACTTGGTAATTGTAAGAGTCGTTCCAGGAGTCGGTGTCGGAAGCGTAAACGTCTGAGCCGACGCGCCAGTTGCAAGAATGGTTCTTCCTGTGTCAAGAATTGAGACCGTGTATGGAGTGGATGAAACAGAAAATTGTTTTCCATCAACCGATAAAATTCGTACTCTTGCTGAGGTATTTCTGAACTTTGATGTTGATGCATCGCTTGCGCTATCGTAGTTAATACGTCCTGCAAGATTTGATGAATCAGCAGGTACATCATAAGAACGAGTAACACCTGACTTAAATAAATCAGGCCCGAGATCAAAACTCAAAGCTGAAGTTGGCGAGAATGTCCAGCCGTTTGTACCTTGACTGAATTCATTACTCCTGCCAGAGATAACGCCTCCAGTAACAGTAAACCCATTAGTTGAATAAATGCGATTCCCTGAAACTTCTAATTGCCCGGAAATTTGTCCAACCGGAGCTAAATCGTCAATAAAATTATCACGTATAGAACCTGTACTATTTGTAATTCGCAACCATTGCACAGCAGGCGCAGAAGATACAGATGCCGCAAACCCACAAGTTTTGACAGTAATTCCGTCTACGTTATCAACATTTAAGCAAGTGCTGCTAGGAGATACGGAAATTGGATTAAATGCACAATTCAAAAATTCTACACCTGATCTTGTGCGACTACCTCCGTGGTATACATGATTTTCACTAAAATCATAGAATACGCACGAGTCAAACTTTGTCAACGAGCCGCCAAATGTGTTTCCTAGTTCAGTGCGCGTATCGTCTGACCACCATCCTTTCACTGCACCATCAAAAACACAATCTGTAAAGTGCATGAACTCATCATAAGTGCTTCTTAGGCAACCGGCAGCAGTTTGCAAACGAGTTCCAGCAGTGAGTCCATATGTCCCAAAAAATGCTCGATTTGCAGTGACACCTGGGGCGTCAACCACATCTAACACACTTCCAGTAAATGAAGACGTTTCATAACAAACATCCATGTCTTCAATTGTTAAACCGCGCCCACCACTACGATATGCCTGCAAACCAAAACCAGACGAAGTTCCGCTGATCAGCAAAGTCGTTGATGCGCGCACAGCGTTGTTTGTGCGACGACTTCCAGCGCCCTTTAACGTTAAACCAACATCCTGATAAATCTTCAGGGTATCTGGTGAAATCTTAAAAATTCCTGGTGGAAATTCTACAGTTCCAGATGAATAAGCAGTAATTATGCTACCGCCAATTGTGTCAAGAATTGAAACAGGGTTGGCGCGCAAAGAAATAATTGCGTTCCAAATTGCAGTTGTACTATTTATAACTCCAGTTGGATCTGCTCCAAAGTCCAAAACTCCTACAACATCACGTAATTTATTTTGCACTGTTCTTGCAACTGCGCCAGTTCCAGCCTGCAAAAACCCAATCAATGACGAACCGCTAGATGCGGCCAAAGCAGTCGTCAGGTTTGAATCTGCGGTCGCATCAAGAACAGTCAAAACAATCACGCCATTCCGATTTTTGACCGTGAGCGAAAAGTCATCCAAAGACGTATACAAACGCGCAGGCGTGCCATTGCGCACGATGTAGCCGTTTTGCGTGCGGATAGGCTGTGCGGCAGGGATGGTGCCAGCATCATCCCACCAAAGCGAGATTGGGCTCACTTCAGGGTTTGCATTGGCCGTTCCGATGTAGATGTAACCGTTGTCCAACGGCGAGCCATCGGTGTCGAAGATCTGCTGAAATGGGGATTGAATTTGGAGCATGGTAGGCCTTGCTGTTCAATGGATTGGGGGGATTAGGGCTGCACTTGCGGTTCAGCGGCTTGCGCTGTGGCTTGCATGGAGTTTTGTAGCCATGCGATGCGAGCATCAAGATCAACAGGTATTTTGACTGCATCCGCAAATTTTTTGAATGAGCGAGACTTTGCAGTTGCACGCAAAGCCTTGTTACTTGGATTTGATGATTCAATCACCAATTTTTGAAACTCAGGAGATGCAAGTAACTCATCAGCAGCTTTCAGCGTATTTGGTTTGCCTTTGGTAAGAGCCGCCGTAATACCGGATGCAATGCCAGCACCTGGCAAACCAACAGCCGTTGTTGCAGCCTCAATAGGCAAGCCAATAGCAGCGCGTTTTGCAACGCCATAGATGTTGGCGAGCAAATTATCTGCTCCTTGCAACTCTTGCTGCACAGCCTGAATTCGTCCAGTTGTAATGCGTTCTCTTGTTGCTTTGCTTGCATTACTAGAAACTCTGTACAGATCAGAAAGCTGTTTTCGTGCAGATTGTGGCAAGTTTGTCATCAATGCAGCATAGGCTTGTTTATTTTGCAGCAAGCCCTCATACCATTTTGCGTAAGTATTGAAATTCAACTTTCCATTTTGCGTTGCCTTGCCAAAAGCTGTATTCAATGCCGATGCGACTACCATCTGACGGCTATCTTTTGGTATTGCAGTCAAAATTTTAGATAATTTTTCTGCATCTCCTTTTGAGAGTGACATTGTTGCCGACTCCAACTTGCCAACTAAGCTTTGGTCAAGTTGTTTACCAAACAATGCGACCATATCATCTTCAAAGCCTTTGCGCATATTCACAAGACTTTTGGCCAACCGATAGCTTTCTCCTTGTCCTACGGCCTGAGCAATGGAAAATTGATCTGTATCTATCAATTCGTAAAGTTTCTTTGCAAGTCCAGTATCAGCGTCAGCAAATGGGCCTGATTGTCTTGATGCTGCACCTACATCTCTACGAACATCATCAATCAAGGCATAAGTTGGTTGACGTGTTCCGATTACATTTCCAGCTTCGTCTGTAATAGGTTTCGGCGTCAATTTATTGCGTACCATCTTTTCAAGAGATGATAAATTTTCAGCACCATCAAGATCATCTGCGCGTTTTGACAAAAAATCTAACACGTTTGCAGCATCGCCACGAGTTTGCAAAGGTACTTTTTTACGAAGTGCATCATATGCTGAATCTGCTTGCTTCGACAAATTATTGACTGTTGTATCAAGTTGCCCACGAATAACTGAATTCAATTTGCTTAAATCTGTCGTTCCACCTATTTCAGCGATCAGTCTATCAGCGCGTTCTCCTACAAGATTCAAGCCTTCAATTTCAGCAGCTCTTGTTTGACTTCCTGGAATTGATTTTGCAGCCTGTGCAAGTTCTCGATATGCTTGGCTAGTTGTCAAGTGATCTGGTTGCAAATACTCATCAATGCCAAGCCTTTGTGCTGCTTGTAGAACTTTTGGGTCTATTTCAGCCTTCTCTGCCAAAATAGACGTGGCTTTTTTCGCTCCAAAGCCGCCTTCTGCTGCTTTTCTTGCCAACATCGTTGGCGTTTCTTCTGCGACTTGTTCAATGGCTTCAGTAGCAGCCAACGGAGCCGCAGATCCAGCCGTAGGAGCAGCCGCCATCGGTGCTTGCTGCGCAGTGCCAGCAGCCTCAGCACGCGCAGCCTGCGCTTGCATACGCTGCGCCAGTTCTTCAGCCGGTGGCCGAACGATTGAGACTTGCGGCTGTGGCACTGCTGGGGCAGCCGCAGCCCTTCCTGTAACCGCTCTGACGCCGCGCTGAATAGCCGGGGCTGCGCGTTGGATAATTTGACCGGCTGGGCCTAAAGCTCCTGCAACTGCCACTTCTGCCGGATTGAATTCTCCGCCAGTTCCAGCTTGCGTTGCCTCAATCACGGCTTGCGTTGCAGCAGCGCCGCCAATAGCTCCTGGAATCGTTGCAGCTCGTCCAGCTGGTGTGAATGCGGCCAATCCGCCGATTGCGCGAGGAATGTCACCAACAGCAAACCCTGGAGGAATTACGTATTCCTTTTGATCTACTGATGACTTGAGTATGAAATTCCCTTTAGCATCTTGTCGCACGCCAACATCAGGAAAATTTGCTTTCAGAATGTTGACGGTTTCTTGTGGATTGGAAAGCAAAGTCCCAAGAGCCGTTTTGAACGATGCCACGCTCATTTGATTGAGTTCTGGCATTCCAGTCCACTCTGGCAATGCTTGACTCTCAGGCGTTGCGCGCCTGGAGCCAGTGATCATTTCACCAATGCTCTCAAGAATGCCTAGATTCTGAGTTTGTGGCGCGGCAGGTGCCTGAGCTTGTGGTTGTTGTTTCAACCATTCTTCAGGCGAAAGTGTAGCTTTTGTTGCAGATGCCACTGCCGCAGGAACTGGCGCGACTTTCTGTTGTTGCTTCAGCCATTCTTCTGGACTCATTGCGCCCCCAAAGATTGTTTATATGCATTCCATTGTGCATCGTTCATTTGAGCTGGTCTTGTATATGTTTTGCCAGTTTTTGGGTCTTGAACACGATTTGCAGGCATTGGAGTGGTTGACAAAAGCAAATCAGCAGTTTGGCTTCCTCTTGCTTTTGCTCCCTCAAGCATTTTTTTGCCTTGGTCATATTGTGCATTTGCTGCGCGTTCGCTCACCTTGAACAAAGTTTCCAACTCTTTTGGAGACATAGTAATATCTCCTGATTTTGCGCGCATTAAGAGTTTTTGCTCACCTTCTGTAATTTGCCCTTGGCCAGCCAAAGACCCTCGTGCATCTAATGTTTGTTGCGCCAAACCTTGCACAAGTGTTGCTGTATCTTGCAATGCTTTGTCACCAGTAAATCCCAAAAGATTTGCAACACGAGCACCTGTCAATCTAATTTCAGCACCTGGGCCAGTGATTGCATTTGAAAGTGCGGCTTTGTATTCTGGAATTTTGTCAAGTTGAGACGCGGCAGAAATCATTTTTTCTTGATAAGCCGGCATCAATTTGGCAACTTCTGCCATGCCCGTTTTATCAAGCAAATTGTCAATTTGAATGTTAGTGACTGGTGTAGGAGGCTTTTTTACCTGTTGTATTTTCAAATACGCATCTTTTTGTGCTTGTGTTGCTTTTGTCCACCATTGCGCCATTTGTGCATCATCAGGAATACCAACAAATGCTTTTTTGGATTCTGCAATGTCAGCCTCCGCAGCCGCTTTCCGCTGCTCCACCGGCTTCTTCATCGCTTCGAAGATGTTATTTACAGCATTGCGTCCCTTTTCACCAAGCCCCATCATGCTAGTGATCAAGCTAACTTGAGCCAGTTCTGGTGATTGGCTGAATACTTGGCGAGATGCCTTCAAAGCCTGCAATGATTTCGAATCAGGATTTGGCGAGTTTTCCATGGCCTTAATCAGCTCATCGGCGTTCTGAATAGCCAATTCTGGCTTTCCACCCAGCAATGGAGCCAAAACCGAGCCCATATTGCCAATCATGGCGTCTTGTTGAGCATCATTCAATTGCTGCATGCGTGACAGTGCCGCCCCCTTCGGGTCAATGGCAAAGTTCAATCGCTGAAACACTTCAGGCTTTGCATCAGGCTTCAATGCTTCAGCATACAAAGCTTGCAGTTCTGCCTCCTTGCGCTTTGCCTCAATAGCCGCGGCTTGGTCTTGCTCACGCTTGCGCAGAGCATCAACCATCTGGATGCCCTGCAGGAAAGACTGCTGCGGGCTGGCAATGTTTTCGCCAATGGTGTAATCGTATGGTGCTGGCATGTTAGAAACTCCCTCCGCCCATTAGCATACTAGTGAAGCCTGGGCTACTGGAACCAAAAGAGCTTAAATCGAAACCGCCGCCAAATGCGCTACCTGCGCCCTGACCAAGCGCATTGATCATTTCCAGCTTGGCGCGGCCTTGCCCCAAGATACCACCAGCCCTAGCTGCTCCGATGTTTCCAAGCAATCCGGCAATGTCTCGCCCGGTTTGCATGCCAGCAGATCCAACGCCTGCCGCGCTTTGCTGCCCCAGCGTAGTCATGCCGCCGAGGCGGCTGTATTGGTCTTGGATGGCTTGCGCCAACATCTGCGGCCTGAACTGAGCCATTGCGCCTTGCAGGTTGCCGCCGCGCAGCCCGCCGGTAGCCGATGCGTTTTGCAGCATGGCGTTCTCGCCTTGCTGAATCACCGATTGAAAGCCTGGTTGATTCTCAATCGCTGAAATGGCCGCTTGTTGCGCTTCTGGGCCTTCAAGTCCTAGCAGTGCTTGCTGTTGCTTTAGTGCTGGCAAACCGGCTTGAGTGTATGGCTCAAGCAAACGGCGCAGTTCGTCGAACTGACGGCGCTGTTCATCAATCCCCATCTGTGATGATTGGACTTGCGCGCTTGATGCTTGGCTTGCTGCTTTGCGCTTTTGTTCAGCGCTAATCAAACTCAATCCAACTGATGCAATTGCAGCCCACGGCATGATTATTCTCCTTGAATCAGAGCATGGTCGATATGCTCTGCATCGGTTTCATTGGTTGCATGAACGCAAAACCATACGATATCTGTCACTGCCAGCACGCCGTGAGGAATTCCAGCTTTGATCGTGATGCAAGCAGGACCGGTGTATTCTGTAACCGTTTCTCCATTGGTCACAGCTGCTTTCCCACTGGCCAAGATGCTCAAATGGTCATATGTATGCGCGTGCTGTTGCAAAATGACACCAGCAGGAATAATGGTTTCCTTGGCATACACGCCACCACCAAAATGGTGCTCAATCTTGCCACCAGCAGCATCAAATAGTTCTTGGCCTTGCATCAAGTAACCTCACGCCCGGATGCGCTGATTGTAAGCGCGGAAGCCGCACCGGCAAGGGTAGAAATGAATCCGCCAGATTCCAGCGTTTGCCCTACCACTTCTGGGCAGTTGTAGGTTTCATTCGGAGTGATGCTTTTGAGGCTCAGCACACGATTTGAGGCGCTGGCAGACCCAGCCGAAGCCACCAAATTGACGCTAAATTGCACCGTGCTGGCCGAGGTATTGGTTACTGTGAACTTGTCAATGATGGTCTTGCAGTTCACTGCCGTGTATTGCGAAGTCTGCGCGTTTTCTGCTTGCTTGCGCGGGATGATGTTGACGACTGTAACGGTCATGTTTGCCTCACGAGATATTGTTTGTCACGGTCAAGATGACGGATGGAATGGCTGGAACCGGGGCGACTGCGGCCTGCGATAGGATTTGCACCGATGTATCTGTTGCAGAGTAGACCAGCTCGAAATAGTCCCCATCCTTCATTTGCAATACAAAGTTCCAAGCGGCCACTAGCTCACCATCAGTCCCTTTCAGCCGGACTTGGCTGGCTGAGTTCGCCACATCAACGCCATTCACTCTAGCCCAAATGTAGATTAGGTGGCTGCCGCCGCTTGTGTTGTCCAACTGCGCCGAGAACTGAAAGTCATACACCCCAGGCTCATCTACGTAGATGCGCGATGTGGTAGCGCCACGGTAAACGCCAAAGCTCAGATCGGTGCTATTGAACGTGATCGGATAGGCTGTGTTGATCGCAGCCGGAACCTGCGTTGTGGTGTCGTAAAACGTGCCGTAGCGCTTTCGTTTCTCAGGTTGAAGCGGAGGCAT